CTGATGGTTCTGATGAAAATGCTACTGATGGCATTGAAATCACGATTGATGAGTCTGATACCGATCATTCAGATCTACAGGTAAGCCTTACTGGTGGTTCTGATGGTAGCACAGGAACAATTGCAACGACAGGTCAAATCATTGCTGCATTGGACAAGTATGAAAATGCAGAAGAGATCGATGTCAGTTTGGTCTTTGCACAGAATCTTGCTGCTAGCAGTAACAATAAAACAGTCGCAGATAGAATTCAGACGATCTGTGAGGGTAGAAAAGACTGTATCGGTTTTCTCTCACCACATACTGGTGTGACGACTCCCGAAAACGTTAAGACCTACTTTGATGCAATCAATTCATCCAGCTATCTGGTCTTTGATTCTACTCCGGTATATGTCTATAACAAATATGCAGATGAGTATTTGTATATTGGTGCATCTGGTCATATTGCCGGTCTGTGTGCAAGAACAGATGATACCAATGATCCTTGGTTCTCTCCTGCTGGTTATAATCGTGGTGGTCTTCTTGGTGTTACCAAATTGAAGATCAATCCAAATCAGACCAAGAGAGACCTCTTGTACAAGGCAAGAATTAATCCAATCGTGTCAATCCCCGGGCAGGGTATTCTGCTCTTTGGTGATAAGACAGGTCAATCAAAGCCATCTGCCTTTGATCGAATCAACGTTCGTAGATTGTTCATTGTCCTTGAAAAGGCAATTGCAACTGCTGCAAAATATCAACTCTTCGAGCTCAATGATGAATTCACTCGTGCGATGTTCAGAAACATGACTGAACCATTCCTGAGAGATGTCAAGGGCAGAAGAGGTATCACCGACTTCTTGGTTGTGTGTGATGAAACAAACAACACTGGTGAGGTCATTGACACAAACCGATTTGTTGCTGATATCTTCATCAAACCTGCAAGAAGTATTAACTTCATTACTCTCAACTTCATTGCCACACGCACTGATGTTGAATTTACTGAAATTGCTGGTGGTCAAGGTTAATGGATAAATAACAATAGGAGCAATTATGCCTAATATCGACGACTTTAAAGCAAAACTAACAGGTGGAGGCTCACGTGCGAACCTCTTTAGGGTAACATGTAACTTCCCTGCAGGCATTGAAACCGGCGGTGTGAATGAACTTGCTTCATTCTTCATCAAAGGTGCTGGACTTCCAGCCAGTGTTCAGGGTGTTATCGAACTACCTTATAGAGGTCGTAAGCTAAAGATTGCCGGGGATCGTACATTTGATCCCTGGACAATCACAGTATTGAATGATGTCAACTTTACAATTCGTAATGCGTTTGAAAGTTGGATGAATTCAATCAATCAGCATATCGATAATGTTGGTACTGATAATGCAAATGAATATCAGACCGACATGGTTGTTGAACAATTGAATCGAGCCGATGAGGTATTGAAGACATACGAATTCAAGGGTGTCTTTCCAACAAATATCTCTCAGATCGATTTGAATTTCGATAATGTTGATCAGATTGAAGAATTCACAGTTGAACTTCAATATCAATACTGGACATCCAACACCACATCTTAATAATAAGATAGACAACAATAACAGGGGTGCTGGGTATAGAAATATGCTCAGCACCCTATAAATAATATTATGGAATTATTTGGCTGGCAAATCTCTCGTAAAATCAAGGGTTCTTCCAAGAAGGAAAAGCCCATTCCCGCTCTAGTACCTGAAAAAGATGATGGTGCTATTATCTCAACAGCAGCAGGTGGCTATTATGGTCAATATGTTGATGTCAGTGGTGGAGATGTAAAAAATCAGAATGATTTGATTCGTAGGTATCGATGGGCGGCTTCACAGCCAGAGATCGATATGGCAATCAATGATATCATCGATCAGGCAATTGCAAGTGGTGAGACAAGTGCTCCGATTTCACTGATCATGGATGACCTTGATCAACCTGACCAGGTCAAAGATGAAATCCTCGATCAATTTAATCATGTCATCAAACTTCTGAGTTTCAACCATGATGCAACAGATATTTTTCGAGATTGGTATATCGACGGTCGATTGTATTATCACTTGATGGTCGATCCAAACAATCCCAAATTGGGAATCAAAGAAGTACGAAAGATAGATCCCACAAACATCCGTAAGGTCAAGGAGGTCACGACCAAGACCGATCCAAAGACCATGATTTCCACACAAGAGGTCACGGCAGAATACTATGTGTATGGCGAGATCGAAGATGGTGGAACAACCTCGAGTGGTGTGAAGGTCGATACAAATTCTGTGGCCTATTGTCCATCTGGTCTGTATGATGAAACAGGTGAAATCGTTGTATCTCATATTCACAAGACATTGAAATTGATCAATCAGTTGAGAATGCTAGAGGATGCTCTGGTGATCTATAGAATCTCTCGTGCACCAGAACGTCGAATTTTCTACATCGATGTCGGTAACCTACCGAAAGGTAAGGCAGAACAATATGTCGAGGGCATCATGTCCAAGTACCGAAACAAGTTGGTCTATGATGTAGAGACCGGTGATATTCGGGATGATCGAAAATCAATGTCCATGCTTGAAGATTTCTGGCTGCCTCGCCGAGAAGGTGGACGTGGTACAGAAATTACCACACTTGCTGGTGGTGAGAACCTTGGACAGATCGAGGATGTCTTGTTCTTTCAGAGAAAACTTTATCGTTCTCTGAATGTGCCAATTGGTCGATTGGAACAAGATAACGCATTTTCTATAGGTCGTGCCACTGAGATCAATCGGGATGAAGTCAAATTCCAGAAGTTCATTGACAAACTTCGCAAGAAGTTCTCGGTTCTCATCATGGAAATGCTTCGAGTTCAATTGCTTCTCAAGGGTGTGATGACCGAGAAAGATTGGGAAGTGATTCGTGAAGATATCACTCTTGACTTCCTGGAGGATAACTATTTTGCCGAACTCAAGGAAATGGAGATTCTTCGTGAACGTATGGAAATGCTTACACAGGTAGATGAATATATCGGTAAGTATTTCTCTAATGAATGGGTTCGTCGAAATATCTTGCGACTGGATGATGAAACAATCAAACATATGCAGCAAGAGATTGAAGATGAAACCAAATCAGGTGAGATTGCTGGCGAAGATGAAGAAGAAATGTAATCTCAAAAACTCAAATTGTATAAATAGAATCATATGAAAGACATTGAACGACTTTTCTCAGAAATTAAATCAGACAATAAGGATGAGGCTAAATCGATTTTCGATGGTATCATTGCAGATAAGGTAACAAAAGCCCTTGACGCTCGTAAGGCTGCAATTGCGCAACAGAGATTCAATGAATCCACTAAAGAACTTTCAGAAGATGATTCTTATTATGCCCTAAAGGATGCCGAAAGAGCCGCTGGTGGTGCTGCTGCATTCAAGAAACTTTCCTATGGTGAACAAGATGCACTTCTATCCAAAGAAATGGAAAAACTTGGGTACAAGAAACATCCAACTCGTAACACCTGGGTGAAGAAATGAAAGACCTAATTGAAACCGCAAAAGGCTTCTCTACCGTAGAGAAAGAGAAAAAGGTTCAGGGTGATCATAAAACACTCTGGGAAGCAGCAAAGAACCTCGAACTTCTTGATGAAGCCAAGAAAGCCTCAGAGAAAGAACTTCGACAAGCAATTGAAGATGCACTGGATGATATCAGTGAAGGCGATATTCAACTTGCTGAACGTAGATTGCGTCGAGTATTAGGGAAATAATTGACTCAAGATGAAACTAATTTCAGAACATATCGAACAAGACCTTGGATACACCATCACTGAAGGTAAAGGTGGAGCAAAGAATGTCTTCATTGAAGGTGTGTTCATGCAAGCGAACAAGAAGAATCGCAACAATAGAATTTACGAAAAGAGCATACTTGAGGGCGCTGTCAACAAGTATATCTCTGAACAGGTGAAAACAGGTCGTGCTGTTGGTGAATTGAATCACCCAGATGGACCTACGATTAACCTAGACAAAGTTTCACATCGCATCACTGAACTGAAATGGAAAGGTGATGATGTTGTTGGAAAGGCACTCATACTCGATACACCGATGGGTAAAATTGTGAAAGGACTCGTTGAAGGTGGAGTGAAGTTGGGTGTCTCTAGTCGTGGTATGGGAACAGTCGAGATGAAAGATGGTGTGAGTAGAGTCAATAATGACTTCACACTTTCTACTATCGATATCGTTCAGGACCCCTCTGCTCCTGGTGCATTTGTCAATGGCATCATGGAAGGTGTAGACTGGGTTTGGGACAATGGTATCTTAACGGCTCGACAAATTGAAAAATACGAGACTGAAATCAAAGAAGCTTCAACAGCTGATCTTGCAAAGGCTCAGACAAGAGTATTCCAAGATTTCCTCTCAAAACTCTAATCAGAAAGAAGAAAAACTACTATGCAAAAAGATAAAAGCATCAAAGAACTTCTGAATGATCTTGAGGTTTCTGAGGAAGCCGAGGTTGTTGAAGAAGGTAAGAAGAAGACGACTGTTGCTGAAGTCGAACACGAAGATGAAGAAGAAGGTGTTGATGAAGGCGAACACGAAGACGGCGAAGATGAAGAAGAAATGGAAGAATCCAAGAAGTCTGTGAAAGAAATGGACGACGAGGATGAAGATGAAGAAAAAGAAATCAACGCCGCTCATTGTGAAGATGCTCATGAGGATGAGAAAGAAGAGCAAGAAGAAGATGCTCATGAGGATGAGAAAGAAGATGACAAAGAAATCAAGGCTTCTTACAAAGAAGAAATTGATCTCCTTGTCAATTCTACCGAAGGTCTGACCGAAGACTTCAAGGATAAGGCTGCTATCATCTTTGAGGCTGCCTTCACATCTAAGATTCGTGAGACCACTGAGAAGCTGGAAGAAAAATACCAGGTTCAATTGGTTGAAGAAACTGATGCAATTCGTGCCGATCTCGTTGAGAAGGTCGATTCTTACCTTGATTATGCTGTGAATGAGTGGGTCAAAGATAATGAAGTTGCCATTGATAGCGGACTTCGTACTGAAATCACTGAAGACTTCATGGGTGCTTTGAAAACTCTATTCACCGAACATTACATCGAAGTTCCTGAAAGCAAAGTTGATCTTTTCGATACTCTCGAAAAAGAATCATCCGAACTGAACAATGAACTTCAAGAGAGCAAGAGTGAGATTGAGACACTGAAAGAAGAAATTGAGTCCCTGAACCGTGAAAAGGTTCTGGCTGAAGCTTCCGAAGATCTCACAACCACTCAGGCTGTCAAACTCGCTTCATTGGTTGAAGGTGTTGAATTTGTTGATGTCGATACTTTCGCAAGAAAGGTCGAAACAATCAAGGATTCAATCTTCTCCGGTAAGCAAATTGAAGAACAGAATGAAAAGAGCGAAGAAGGTATCATCGAATCTACTGAGATTGTCGAAGAAGGTAATGACATCAAGTCAGATCTTTCTCCAACAATGCAGAAATATTCTGATGCCCTTTCTCGTCTTATCAAAAGTAATTAACCCGAATACTAACTAGAAAGAAAACAACTATTATGTTTAACGCAGAAAACGCCATTAAGAAATGGCAACCAATCCTCGAACACAAGGATGCGGCACCTATTAAGGATGAATACCGTAAGGCTGTTACAGCCAAACTCCTTGAAAACACAGAGAACGCTCTTCGTGAGCAAGCTCAGATGATGAATGAAGCCGTCGGCGGTACTGCCCAGGCTTCTGCCACATACAGTGATCCTGTTCTCGTTTCACTCGTTCGCCGTGCAATGCCTCAGCTCATCGCTTATGATATCTGTGGTGTTCAGCCAATGAATGGTCCTACTGGTCTCATCTTCGCGATGAAGGCTCGTTATAATGGTACTCCTGTTGGCGATAATGTCTCTGATGGTGACACAGAAGCTCTCTTCGATGTTGCTGATAATGGATTCAGTGGTACTGGATCATCTCCTGCTGGTACTGGTAACACCACCACCAATGGTGAAGGTGATATCACAGCCAACATGGGTTTCACCATCGAAAAGAACACTGTTACTGCTCATACACGTGCTCTGAAGGCTGAATACTCAATGGAACTCTCTCAGGACCTCAAGGCCATTCATGGTCTCGACGCCGAGAGCGAACTGTCAAACATCCTCTCTCAGGAAATCCTGAGTGAAATCAACCGTGAGGTTCTCCGCCAGATTAGAGACAATGCTGTTCTTGGTGCTGACCAGAATGGTGTTTCTACCGCTGGTACATTTGACCTGATTGCTGATGCTGATGGACGTTGGGCTGTTGAAAGATTCCAATCTCTCTTGTTCCAGATCGATCTTGAAGCCAATCAGATCTTCACAAACACTCGCCGTGGTAAGGGTAACTGGGCTATTGTCAATTCTGACGTTGCCTCTGCTCTTGCTGCTACTGGTAAGCTCGACTCCACAGGTGTTGGAGCCAACATTAACTCTGATTACGCTGGTAATACCCTCATCGGTTCTATCGGTGCAATGAAGGTCTATGTTGATCCTTATGCTAATGCTGGTGATGTTGTTGTTGGTTATCGTGGCTCAAGTCCATTCGATGCTGGTTTCTTCTACTGCCCATACGTTCCTCTGACAATGGTCAAGGCCGTTGGTGAAGATGACTTCCAGCCGAAGATCGCCTTCAAGACACGCTACGGTGTTGCTCATAACCCAATCATCAAAGATCAGTCTCTCAAGCCTCATCGTGATGGTTCTGGTGCTTCTGCCGAAGCCGCTGCCTTCGATACTGGTGCCAATAATGGTCTCCTGACTGCAGGTGCGAATCCTTACTTCAACCGATTCGCCGTTACATCTATCAACCTCGATTCCTAATATCTGAGGTAAGATAAACACATGGGGGTCCCCTTAATGGGGACCCTCTTTTAGTATAAATAAGAGTATGGCGAGCAGCACTCTGACATCTAATTTCAATGGTCTTTCACCAACAGGTTTCAAGTTGGTAATCGATAAGACCAAGTATGCAAACATTGAGTATTTCATCACGACCTTCTCAATACCAGAATTTAATCTAGGTGAGGTTCCGGTATCATACAGAGGTTCAATTGGATATATACCAGGTGATAGGGCAGAATATGGTGCATTGAGTATTCGATTCTTGATTGATGAAGATATGAAGAACTATTTGGAAATACACGACTGGATTCAGGATAATATCACCAAGAAAACAATCACGAAGTCTGATATGATTCTCTCTGTCTTGTCAAGCCACAATAATGTCAATAAACAATTTCAGTTCCTTGATGCATTCCCAACATCATTGTCTGGTGTTGAATTCAGCACACAAAGCACAGAGGTTGAATATGTCCAAGGGGATGTCACCTTTCGGTACGATAGATTTAAGATCCTATAGATAATACATGACATTAGAAGATGTTCTCGTGATGTGGGAGGCTGATTCTGTTATTGACGAAATCAACCTCGATGAAACCTCAATTAAATCTGCGAAACTCCATGCAAAGTATCTTCAGCTTCTAAGTATTGCCAAATTGAGGCTCAAGAAAAAGGAAATGGAGTTCGATGCCATAAAGAAGGATAAATGGCTCTACTTCGAGGGAAAGATGACCAAGGACCAGATGGATGAACGTGGATGGAAATACGATCCATTTGATGGTGGCACGAAACCCATGAAATCCAACATGGACTATTACTACAAGTCAGATTCAGACCTCACTCGATTGCAATCCCAGATTGATTACCAGAAAACGTTGATCGATACTCTGATTGATATCATGGACAATATCAAGTGGCGTCACCAGAATATTCGGAACATAATTGATTGGAAAAGATTCACTGCCGGTGCCTAACTGATGATGATGTAATCTTGTGATTTCCATCTCTTGATGATCTCAAGAACCATTTCATGCACATCCAGTGTTGGATCTGCTTTATTTCTTCTGTAGGCTTCTCCGTAAATCTCTAGTAGTCTTACAGTTTTCTTCACATAAGCTATTTATGATATAGATAATACCATGATCCGTGTGACCAAACATAACGAAGCCTTCCTCATCATTGATAGTGATGATTCTGGTATTCTTATGGAGCTATCGGAACACTATACATTCTACGTTCCGGGTTACAAGTTCATGCCAGCATACAAGAACAAGTTCTGGGATGGGAAGATTCGCTTGTTCAATACACGAAATCAGTTATTGCCTTATGGTCTCCTGAATAACCTTCAAGAATTTGCCAAGGCACGTGGGTATGAGATCGTGACACAAAACGGTGTCACACAAAATAGTGTCACGGTAGAAGAATTAGCTTCTTTCTTAGAGGAGAATAAGTTACCATTCGCTCCCCGAGATTATCAGTTACAGGCATGGCATCATGCAATGACCGAACAGAGAGCAATCCTTGTCTCACCAACAGGTTCTGGTAAGTCATTGATGATCTACCTGATGATGAGTTTTTTCCTGAATACGTTTGAAGAAAAAGTCCTGATCATTGTCCCCACAACCTCATTGGTCGAGCAACTCTTTAAAGACTTCAAGGATTATTCAGTCAACAACTCATTCGATACAGAAGAGAATGTGCATAGAATCTATTCCGGCAAAGAACGAAATGATTTCTCGCAGAGAGTTGTGGTCACAACATGGCAGTCTGCAATTCGATGTGCACCAGAATGGTTCACACAATTCGGTATGGTGATTGGTGATGAGGCTCATACCTTCAAGGCCAAATCATTGAACACAATCATGGAGAGACTCTGTAATGCATACTATCGTATTGGTACTACAGGTACTCTGGATGGTACACAGGTGCATGAACTTGTCTTGACCGGACACTTTGGTGAACCATTGAAGGTCACCAGCACAAGTGCATTGATTGAGAACCAAACTCTTGCTGATCTTGAAATCAAATGTCTGGTCCTGAAATACCCAGATGAGGTAAGAAAGAAGTTTGGCAAACAGAAGTATCAGGAAGAAATTGACTTTCTGGTATCCAATGAAGCAAGGAATCGTTTCATCTGTAACCTCACTCTTGATCAAACTGGTAACTCTCTATTGCTCTATAATCTCGTGGAGAAGCATGGAAAACCACTCTATGATATGATATCGGCAGAAGCAAAAGATCGAAAAGTCTTCTTTGTCTCTGGTGCAGTGGGTGCAGATGAACGAGAAAGGATTCGTGAGATTACAGAGGGAGAGAAGAATGCCATCATCGTTGCATCAATGGGGACATTCTCCACAGGGATCAATATTCGTAGTCTAAATAATATTGTGTTTGCAGCACCAACAAAATCACAAATTCGAGTTCTTCAATCAATCGGCAGAGGACTTCGAAAGGTAAACGGCGGTAAATCAACTAAGGTTTACGATATCAGTGATAATCTAAGCTGGAAATCAAGGAAGAACTATACAATGAATCATGCGATCGAAAGAGTAAAGATATACCAAAAAGAAAACTTTAAGTTCAAACTCTACGAAATAGGAATGCCATGACAGAAGATCTAGAACAATTCATCGATGCTCTGAATATCGTTGTCTATACACTGATTGATGGCTCAAGAGTCATTGGAGAAGAAAGAGACTATGACTATACGAATGGTATCGTCACAGCATATGGAGTATTAGAATTTCACCAATTCAATAAGATCAGTACTCTCTCACCTTATGTCCCAGAGGCGATTGATACAGAATTCATCTTTACTGATAGGAATATCATTGGAAGATGTAATGCCACCTTTGAATTGAAACGAATATACTATGATGCCCTCATAGGTGGTAAATTGAAACAGGTGCTATCAGAAGAAGAATATAATAAGTATCTTAAAATACAAAAGAAACCTTCTTCTACCCTAGAATCTTGGGATGGACTATTGGGAGACGGAGATAATCCCTTTTCAAGAAATTGATTCTTTGTTTCCTTTCAGGTGAGAAGATTATTATACCAAGGTTTAAAGTTCCTGTCAACAATAAAAATCTCTTTACTTGAGATTGATATATGATATAATGATTGCATGAAAAAAGAAAAAGGCGAACACTACGTCAACAATAAGGAATTCTCTCTTGCCGTTGTCGGTTATGTAAATTCAGTAAACGAAGCAAGAGCAGAACAAAAATCAGAACCTCAGATTGATGATTACATTGGGACATGCTTTCTCAAGATCGCCGAGGGTCTCTCACACAAACCTAACTTCGCATGTTATACCTACCGTGAAGAAATGGTCAGCGATGCCGTAGAGAATTGCATTAAGGCAATTATGAACTATGATATCACCAAGGCAACCAGGACAGGTAACCCAAATGCCTTTGCATACTTCACTCAGATCTGTTATTATGCTTTTCTTCGTCGAATTCAAAAAGAGAAGAAGCACCAAGACATCAAAGAGCTTTACATGGAGCATGCTGGTATCGAATCATTTGCTGACTTTGATGACAATGATATGGGACTTTCAATTGTCGAGAAGGTCCGAGTTCGTTCTGACATCATTCGTCGACGAGATGAGAAGATCAAGCAGTTGGGTAAGTTGACTCGAAATCGAAAGAGTAAGGTTGCCACGGCTTCACTGGAAAAGTTCTTTGTATGATTATCTCCATCTTTGGACAGCCTGGGTCAGGTAAGACCACTCTGAGCAATTTCACATAGATACCACACACTCTACTCCAAAAGAAACCTTCCATGAACTGCTTGAATACTTCATATGCAAAGTAACAAAGTTGCAATCCTGAATGACACACACTCTGGTGTAAAGAATGGAAGTGACATCTTCCTTGATTACATGGATCGGTTCTATACCGATGTGTTCTTTCCCTACTGTAAAGAAAATGGCATCAAGACCATTCTTCACCTGGGTGACTATTTTGAACATCGTAAGTATGTGAACTATAAAGTCTTGCGCCGAAATCGTGAGATGTTCATTGATCGACTGGTAGAGCTTGGTATGACAATGCATATCGTTCCCGGTAACCATGATGTTTACTGGAAGAATACCAATGACCTTTGTTCGTTGACCGAGCAGTTGGTTCATTACGATTGCATCAAGGTCCACATGGAACCAACGGTGCTTCATTTTGATTCTGGTCTAGATGTTGCAATGCTTCCTTGGATGACTGAAGACAATCAGGAGCAATGCATGGAGTTCGTCAAGACCGCACCTGCACCTATCCTGATGGGTCACCTTGAACTTGCGGGATTCAAGTATCTTGGGAATGCAGACATCAAAAGTCATGGTATGGACCACAAGATCTTTTCTCGGTACGAGATGGTCCTGAGTGGTCACTATCATACTGCATCCCGAAAAGACAATGTCCTTTATCTTGGTACTCAATTTGAACTCACCTGGAGTGATTGCAATGATATCAAGGGATTTCATGTACTGGATACCGAGACACGAGAGCTTGAAAAGGTCGTGAATCCAAATCGGTTGTATCACAAGATACCATATGATGATTCAAACGAAGATTCTGACATAATAGTGCCAGATGACCTTAGTGGTAAGTTCGTGAAGGTCGTGGTCGTGAATAAAAAAGATCCCTTTACATTCGATCAGTTTCTTGATATGATTAACGCTCAAGAACCTTTTGAACTAAAGATCGTTGAGAGCTTTGATGAGTTTACTGCAGCATCAATTCAGGACCAAGAGATATCACTACAAGATACGAGTCAATTACTCAATAGCTACATCGATGCAGCAATGACGGATCTAGATAAAGAACGAATCAAAAAGAAAATGCAAGAACTGTATGTCGAAGCACAGAGTCTTGAAATCACATGATACTTTTCAAATATCTACAGTACCAGAACTTCCTGAGTTGTGGTGATTCTCCCATCCGAATTAACCTAGAGTCATTCAAATCGACTCTTGTTGTTGGTTCCAATGGTTCAGGTAAGTCTACTATGTTAGATGCCCTGAGTTTTGCTCTTTTTGGTAAACCACACCGGAATATCAATAAACCACAATTGCTGAATTCAATCAATCAAAAGAACTGTATCGTGGAGGTTGGATTCGATATCGGCTCTGTATCATACAAGGTGGTTCGTGGTATCAAACCAAATATCTTTGAGATATGGCAGAATGGAAAACTCTTGAATCAGGAATCACATTCTCGGGATTATCAGAAGGTACTGGAGTTGAATATCCTGAAGCTCAACCATAAGTCTTTTCACCAGGTTGTCGTGCTTGGTTCAAGTAGTTTTGTTCCATTCATGCAATTACCACCTGGGTCTCGCCGAGAGGTGATTGAGGATCTACTGGACATCGGTATCTTCACGAAGATGAATGTCATCCTGAAAGAACAAGGGATTGCATTACGCAATAACATTCAGGGGCTTGATGGTAATATCACAACTCTCAAGGAGAGAATCACACTTCAATCTGAGCATATTCAAGAATTGATGGGGATTGATGCCCAGAAGGTTCAGGAGTATGAGTCTGATATTCAGGAACTAACACAAAACATCATCAAGCTCAATGAAGAGACCGCCAAGCATACAAAGAAGTATGATGCCTATTGGGATGTGGCTCTGAAGGAGATTGAAAGGCTCAGTGACATTTCCAAGGGATTGTCTGAAGAACAGGTTGAGTTGAAGCACAAGGCAAAAGACATTGCCAGTAAAGCACAAACCTATGAGGGTAAGTCAGAGTGTCATACTTGCGGTCAAAAGATCGAAGAGTCGTTTCGTGAATCACGAATGAAAGAGCTAAGGGAATCTGCAAGAGGAATCCAAGCTCAGACGGAATCGAATAAGACCAAGGGTATTGAGATACAGGAACAGATGAAGGTTACCGTCGATGTTCGCAATGATTTGGTTTCAACCAAGAACATCATTGATGGTAATGCCAAGACAGTGACTGGATACCAGAATCAAATTTCAAAACTCCAATCCAAGATTCAGAACAATAGTGGTGCAGATGTGAGTAAGGCACAAAAGAATCTTCAGGATGATATCACAAAGAAAGATACTCTGCAAGAACAGAGAATGGCAGAATCCGAGGAGAAGACATACAATGATGTGATTGGTGAAATGCTCAAGGATACCGGAATCAAAACCAAAGTGATTCGTCAGTATCTCCCGGTGATGAATCGACTGATCAATTCTTACCTAAACATCCTTGATTTCTTTGTCTCATTTGAACTCGACGAGGCATTCAATGAAACTATTCGGTCAAGACATCGGGACAACTTCGCTTATGCTTCATTCAGTGAAGGTGAGAAACAGAGAATCGATTTGGCATTGCTCTTTGCCTGGCGTCAGGTTGCCAAGATGAAGAACTCCGTCAATACCAATCTCCTTATCCTTGACGAGATCTTTGACTCTTCACTAGACACAGATGGAGTTGACAATTTACTCAAAATCCTCAGGAATCTGTCCGATGATACCCGAGTTTTCATCATTTCACACAAGAGGGACGTCTTGGAGGGTCGTTTTGAACGTCGGCTAGAGTTCAGCAAACAGAATAATTTCACAAAAATGATCGTAAATTAATCGTTTTTTCATCGTTTTTGTGAAAAAGTAAAAAAAGTCGTCCTAGGGGGTTGACTCCTGGCATGATTTCTGTTAGTATACTCCCATGATTCGAGACTCCAAGAAAATGCTTGCCCGACTCCTCTGTCGGGAGAATATCGAAATTCGGGAAGGCAATTTTGATACTGCTTCTTTTGATACCCAGAACCGGATTCTGCGCATGCCCAAATGGGATTTTGCGGACAATCCGGGTCTTTGCGATATGGTCATCGGTCACGAGATTTCGCATGCGAAGTACACCGACAATAAAGCCTGGAAGGGCTTTTTCGAGCGTCATCCAAATAAGCTTGCTGTCCTCAACATCATTGAAGATATCCGCATCGAGCGTAAAATTCAAAAGCTCTATCCCGGTCTGATTACTCCCTTCCGCGAAGGTCGTCAGCATATGTTTGAATCAGACCTTTTCCAGATTGCCGGTAAGGATCCAAATACCTTTGGTCTACTGGATCGCATCAACATCCGAGCAAAAATCGGCGACCACGTGAAGGTCGATCTGTCAGACAAGGAGCAGGACTTTTTCGACCGCTGTGAGAAAGCTGATACGATGGCCGAGGTGCTTCAACTCGCTGAAGAAGCCATCGGCATGATCAAGGACGAACAGCACCCAGAACCGGAACCCATGCCTAGTCCCGATGACGAGGACATGAAGGAAGGCGAAGAGCCCCAGGAGGGTCAATCTCAGCCGGGTGACCAAGAGCCCGACGAAGATGGGGAAGAGCAAGAGAGCGAAGAGTCCAGTGGTGGTAATGCTGAGGCTGACGATGAAGAGCAACAGGGAGAGGAGACCGAGCAGAAAGACTCCTCTGCCGAAGATACCTCTGGTGATGCTCCACAACAGGCAACTGATCCCGATGCTGACTATGACTTCACGAGCCAGACACAGGAGGCAATGGAGGAATTCTTGGATCAGTCCCGAGAGAAGGTCGATCGCACACTCTATACTCTCCGGGGTGATGAACTCTTGAAAAAGATCGCGACCTACGAAGAGGTTGCTGAAAATCGTTACGGTGATGTTGAACGGTACGAGGATGAGTTGAGAAAATTTGAGGCAGACAACAAGAGTCGTGTGGCCTTCATGGTCAACGAATTCAATCGAAAGAAAGCGGCGTGGCAATACTCTCGTGCCACAGAGTCTCGTACCGGTCGGTTGAATATGAACAAACTCCACCAATACAAGATCGATGACAATATCTTCCAGTCCGTCACACAATTGGCAGATGCAAAAGACCATGGCATGATCATGTTTATTGACTACTCTGGCTCAATGGATAACATGCTGAATGCGGTGATTCGACAGACTGCAGTATTGGTGATGTTCTGTAAAAAGGTTGGGATCCCATTCGAGGTGTATGGATTCACCACGAACATGTATAATTTTGTCAAAAAGGTCGATCCAGTTGATGTATCGGATCAAATGGCATTTGACAATACCAACGTCTTTGAATTGCTCTCGTCTCGTCTGAGTAAGAGAGAATATCGTAAGGCAATGTTGGGTCTTGTGGGTCCTGCAATATCGGGCAATTACTATCGACCAAATTCACAGATTGAAAGCCTTGGTGGTACTCCACTCGACGAGACGATCATCTTGTCGGCCGAGATCATTGATCGATTCAAGAAAAAGCACCGAATTCAGAAAACCAATGTGATTTTCCTGACTGATGGTGAATCCAACGGATACCGCACGACGAAGGGTGGGAATGGCGGTCCATATCGTAGAATCCAATGGCGAGGTCGACAGATAGATATGCGTGGTGGTCGGCAAGATACCGCCATGCTGTTTGAAGAACTCAAGCAGATGACTGACTGCACTCTGATTGGTTACCGAATGGGAGACAGGAGTGACCTTGTTCGTGCGATGGGCTGGCCTTTTCAGATTTCTTATGACCAACGTGAACTGCTCAAGGTTTCACTTCGCAAAGAGAAGTGTGCATCAATCAAGGATACTTACGGATACGATATCCTTTTCCTGATCCGAGCGGATTCACTGAACATAGTCACTGATGATGATGAAGATGAGAATGCTCCACAAAGAGTATTCGATATGAATGACAAAAAAGCAATGCGGCAAATGCAAAAAGAATACTCGAAAGCCTCCGCCGCACGCCGAGATTCCCGGGTTTTTGTGAACAAATTCACAGAAATCATCGCCTAACGAGAAAAACCTATTGACAGAATCCAAAAAACCTGATAGTATATCTACACAATGAAGAACACCGACATGATGAACACCAAAATCCACGACCAACTCAAGTCCAACCTCGGCGACCAGCCCTTCTACAGGAACCAAGAGATTTACGATGCGGTTTCTGAGCTGGGTGAACCCCGCAAGATCGCTGACCGCCTGATGAGAGAAATCAAGAAGGTCGGTCGGGGACAATACTCTTTCGATATGTCCGCCAAACCTGCGGCACCAATCCTGAAG